GCCTTTCAAATAGTGAAGAATGTATCTTCCCCAATCTCTTATTACTAGGTACACTTATAAATTCATTATCAACAAATTTGCAAATTTTTGAGAAAAAGTTTTCTAACGGCTGCTGGAAAGTTTTTGTCTGAAGATCCATGACATATATTTCTCTGTCACCACCTCTTTGCCATTTGTCAACAACATGAAACTTTGGTTTAAATGAACTGTATTCTTCTATTTTATCATAATATGTTACATCCATACTTCTAAAGTAATTTATCTTTTTGGAATTATCTTTACCTTCAATTTCTAATAACTGCTTTGAGACATCTGAAAAATCATAATTTTTTATAATGTGATCTGCAACAACGAAATGTCCCTTTTTTCCAAAAAAAGTTTTCCCTTCATGTCTGAGCCCTGATGAATTGGCAACTGTAACCCATGACTTATTTAATGATTCATTCCATGCTGAAAATATTTCATTATCTAAACCATGAGCTTTAAAATAATCTGCTATACAGATTCCTGCTGAATAAGAACTCTCCTTATTAAAATAAAAATTAGATTCAATGTATTTTAAATCATCAAATTTATCCATATTAGCAATATGATTTGTTTCATTAGTCTCAATACCTAGAGTTTTATGATATTCTTCATGTATCTTCATCATAGATTCCAGGTTCTTAGTCTGTGATATAACCTGATTAGTTGGACATTTAGGCATTAGATAAGTAGAGTATATCATATTTGTAAAAGCTGTGTCACCATTTACATTAAAACCTATGAATGGATGCACAAGTTCTTTATTTTCACTTATGCTTTTATAATAATTATAATAATTGTCAATAAATCCATTGTTCAAAGCCTTCTGATAATGATCTTTCCAGTCAATCATTAATTCAGGTAAAACCTCACTAATTGCTGAAAAATCACCAAATGTGTTTGCCAGTGGATACCTTAAATTGTGCAAACATTTTTCTGTTGTTCTTCTACCATTAAACATTAATGATATATTGAATAATAAATTCTTTATATCATAACTTCCTTCAGACAACATCCTAGATTTTGTTACATAAAGATAATTAATCAATGTGTAGTATAAACTTATACCTTTCTGAAGTTCAACTTCATGATATGTCATTAAAGGTGTTATAAGGTAATCTTTCCCCTTATGTTTAACAAACTGTAAGCTAGTATTATTCCTACCTAGAGTCCATAACCATTTAATCTTCTCATTAATAGGAAAGCACAGGCAAAACTCCCTTGATCTCCTAGTACTAAATATTTTCTTACCTCCTCTCACCAGTAAAAGGACATCTTTATATCTCAAATTGTCAACCATTATGAATTTATTGTCATGTGAAGTTTGTGAATAATACATTAAACTATAACAAAGCCTTGAATTGAATTCTGCCCAACACATAAAATCCATATTTAAGAATTCATTTATAACTTCTTTAAAATCATTATTAATTTCTGAATTAATCTTATTAAAAAAATCACTGTCTGTATTATCTTCATTTACAATCATTTCATCAATGTTGTATCTAGAATTATTCAAACTA